CTCCCAGGCACAGGGAAACAAATACCCTGTTGTGTCTCTTCCACAGGGGGCACAGAGCGCTAAGAAAACAATCAAAGAAAATCTCAACTGGTTATCAGGATTCGAAGAAGTCATCCTCATGTTCGACATGGACGAACCTGGGCGCAAGGCTAGTACGCAGTGCTCATCGCTTCTCCCGCAAGGACAGGTGAAGATAGCGACACTTCCACGAAAAGACCCAAGCGAATGTCTCATGAACGGGGACGCAGCCAGTATCATCAGCGCAATATGGAACGCAGTACCCTACCGCCCCGACGGCATTCTCAACCCGAAAGATGAGAAAGAGAAACTGCTCAGCAGTGAAGAGGGGGAGGACAGCAAACCGTATCCATTCCCTTGGAACATCGAGCTGAATCAAATGACCGGCGGCGGCATGCGCAAAGGAGAACTCCTCCTCATGACCGCGGGTACCGGCATCGGCAAGAGCACAGCGGCAAGAGAGATTGCCTATCATCTCAAAATGCACGAAGGATGCAGCGTCGGAATGCTCATGCTCGAAGAGAACCCGAAGAAAACCATGCGGGATTTACTCAGCATCCACAGAGAAAAACCCTTACACCTTGTATGGACAAAAGAGCGAAAGACCAAAGCCACCGCCAAAGCCTTTGATGCTGTCTTTGGAGACGGGAAATTCCTTCTCTACGACCACTTCGGGAGCCTCGGAGAGGACAGACTTCTCAGCGCCATCCGCTACATGATTGTCGGGGAAGGATGCGACTTCGTTATCCTCGACCACATATCCATCGCAGTCTCAGCCCTAGAGACCAGTGGAGGGGATGAGCGCAAGACCATCGACATCATCATGACAAAGCTCCGCTCCCTTGTCGAAGAGACAGGTGCAGGCGTGATTGTCATATCCCATCTCAGAAAACCTGATACAAAATCAGGCAATCCATTTGAACAAGGGGGGAAGATTAGCCTTGATGACCTCAGGGGAAGCGGGAGTCTCAAACAACTCCCCGATACAATTATTGCTTTGGAACGAAACCAACAAGCAGATGTCGAAGGAGAGCGGAACCTGCTCAGCGTCCGTCTTCTCAAATGCCGATTCACAGGACAGACAGGTCTCGCAGGACATCTCATGTGGAACAGCAAAAAGAACCGCATCGAGGAAGCCTTTGAAGAAGCATCACTCGACCTTCCAAACACCACAGGAGAAAAAGAAGAAGAACCACCAAAAGAATCAGGCACAGTATCAACAGCTGTGTCTTTTTAATTACTAATGACAGACACATACGAGAAAGGAGCACAAAATATCATGAATAACGAATTGCAGATTTTTAATAACCCCGAGTTTGGACAGGTGCGGACAGTGCTTGTCAATAACGAGCCTTACTTTGTTGGCAAAGACGTCGCTGAGATCCTCGGGTACAGCAACACGCGTGCCGCATTAGGCGCACACGTTGACGAAGAGGATAAAACCGATGGGGTAGCGATTCGCGACGCCATCGGCAGAGAGCAACAGCCTATCGTCATCAACGAATCAGGACTCTACTCCCTCATCCTCTCCTCCAAGCTCCCAAAGGCGAAACAGTTCAAGCATTGGATAACCGCCGAAGTCCTCCCCTCCATTCGCAAACACGGCGCATACATGACCCCTGAGACCATTGAAAGCGTCCTGCTCTCCCCGGACACGCTCATCAAGCTCGCACAGAACCTCAAGGACGAGCAGGAAAAGCGAAGGGCAGCAGAAGCACAGATAGAAGCAGACCGTCCGAAAGTCGTCTTTGCAGACTCTGTGAGCGTTGCCAAGACGAGCATCCTCATCGGTGACCTTGCGAAAATCCTCAAGCAGAACAACATCGACATGGGACAGAAGCGTCTTTTCCAGTGGATGCGGGAGAGCGGATACCTCATCAAACGCAAAGGAGCAGACTATAATTCCCCGACGCAGCGCTCAATGGAACAGGGCTTGTTTGAAATCAAAGAGACAGTCATCACGCACGCCGACGGACACACCTCCATCTCCAAGACCACGAAGGTCACAGGGAAAGGACAAATCTACTTCGTTAACAAATTCCTTACAGCAGCGTAACAGAACAGAAAGGAGTATACATCATGTTTACACCACAGCAGAACACAGACTACAACATCACCATCCATCCCCTCACCCTGCGGCAGACGAGCAAACGTATTGCCGACTGGCAAAGCCTCTTCAACGGCACGCTGGACGAACTCAAGTACTGCCTTGCCTGCGACTATTTCCCCGAAGAATACACAGCGGACAGGAAACCGAGTGAGAATGCCATCGAAGAAATTGTAAAGCTCACCACCCATATGGTCACCATGCTGCGCGGTATGGGCGTTACCCCCGAGGAGCTGCGCCGCATCGAAGAGCGTGTCCGTACCCGGCACGAAACACAGGGACTTCTCGGAGAGGATCTGCCACGGGAAGACAAAGAAGAAGGATGGTACTGATGCCTTATGCTTATCTTCGACATCGAAACAGACGGACTCTTGAGAGATGTTTCAAAAGTCTACTGCATGACCGTCTACAATACCAAGACCAAGGAGACAGACACCTATACCCCTGAGACCATCGTGCAAGGGGTCTCAAACCTTTTCGCAGCCCTCACAACAGGACAGCATATCTGCGGTCACAACATCATCGGCTACGACCTTCCCGCACTGCTGAAATGCTTCCCGCAGACCTTTGACATTGAGGGACGCATGAGGAAACAGTGCATCGACACCCTGGTACTTTCAAGACTCTACTACCCGAACATCATAGACATCGACATGAACCTTGTACGTAAAGGCATACTCCCCACAAAACTCATGGGCAGACACAGCCTTGAGGCGTGGGGGTACAGACTTGGTGTCTTAAAAGGTGAGTACGGGAAACAGAGTAATGCATGGGACAATTACAACGACGAAATGCTCGCGTATAACAAGCAGGACGTCGAGGTCACCAAAGCACTTTGGGAGCATCTCATGAAGCAGGACTATGACATGAGAGCAGTTACCCTCGAGCACAGAGTCGCCTGGATATGTAGCGAGATAGAACAAAATGGATTTCCTTTCGACAAAGCAAAAGCTGAGGACTTGGAAAAAGAACTCCGCATCAAAGACGCCGAGGTACAGGACAAACTCATCACTGCCATCCCCGAGCTGCCGGACAAAGACTTCATCCCGAAGCGTGACAACAGCGCCAAAGGATACAAAAAAGGCGTCCCTGTCAAACGGACAAAGCCCTTCAACCCATCCTCAAGACAGCAGATAGAGTATGTTCTTCGCGTCATGTACGGCTACAGCCCTGCCGAAGAAAAACTCTATGACAAAGGCACGACAGGCAGAGCACGACTGAAGATTGACGAAGAGACCTTCAAGTTCATACTCAGTGACGAGAACGCTCCTGAGAATGTCAAAGAACTAGCAAGACTATTTGCCGACAGCCTCCTCTACACAAAGCGCCTCGGACAGCTTGCAGACGGCAAACACGCGTGGTTAAAGGAATACGACAAACGGGATGGACGCATCCATGGACAGGTCATTGGCAACGGCACAGTCTCAGGAAGAGCGAGTCACAACAACCCGAACTTAGCGCAGGTGCCAAACAGTTCCAGTCCTTATGGAAACGAGTGCCGCGCTCTGTTTCACGCAGGCAAGGGCAGAGTTCAGGCGGGGATAGATGCGAGCGGCTTAGAGCTGAGGTGCTTAGCACATTACCTCTATCCCTATGACGGAGGAGCATATGCCAAGGAAATCCTCGAAGGGGACATCCATACCAAGAACCAACATGCGGCAGGACTTCCTACGAGAAACCAAGCAAAAACATTTATCTACGGCTTCCTTTAACAACATAGAGGAAGTAAAACCCTTTGAATTCGGTGAAACTCTCACAGAGACAATACCGAGCGAAGCAAGGAGACTATGACAAGAAGAGAATATTTACAACGTGTAATAATGCGCGGAATTGCTCAACAAAACAAAAAGAAAGCAGAGCAAACCGCAACCCCCTCCCTGTATCCGCAGGGATTTTTTCATGTAAAGAAGTGTCGTCATTGTGGTGATTTATTTGAACCCAAGGCACCGTCGGAGCTTTACTGTTCTGATGAATGCAAAGACTATCACATTGTTGACCACTATCTACGACGAAACTACCACATCGACCTGGATGATTATTTAGACATCGCAGAGCAGCAGGGCTTTGTATGTGCTATCTGCCATAAGGATAATTTTCAAATGAGCACAAACCATTCAGGTGCATTAGTGGTAGACCATGACCATGAAACAGGGGAAGTGCGCGGACTTCTTTGTCATAATTGCAATAGAGCATTAGGTTTATTTCAAGAATCAGTGGAGAACCTAGAAAGCGCTAAAGCATACCTTGAACGTGTAACGACTATCCCGGAAGGGAGTACACGCAAGTGCGTGGAAGCGGAGGGTATGTGCAGCTGCACATAATGATATAGTCTACTCTCTATGGCGACATAGAGCGGATGCTTAGCGCATCGGCGGGGGATTAACGACCTCCCGTGAATACATAGGTACGGAGCCGGCGCTGCAAAGCTCGGCGAGATTGTCGGCGGTGGTGAAAGCGAAGGGAAAGCCCTCAAGGCAAAATTCCTTAAGAACCTCCCCGCTGTCAAAGACCTGCAGAACGCCATCCAAAACGCCCTTGTTGAAAAAGGAGACAGAGGACAGATTATCCGGTGGAAGAGGAAATACCTCAAAGGCTTAGACGGCAGGATCCTTCCTGTACGCAGCCTCCACTCAGCCTTAAACCTACTCCTCCAAAGCGCAGGAGCGATTGTGTGTAAAGTGTGGTTAATGAGAACCGAACAACGATTAAAAGCAAAAGGATTAACGCATAGTCTCTCCGGGGATTATGCGTTTTTAGCATGGGTGCATAGACCAATTCATTGTGCACATTAAACTAGGTGAACTCATGGAAACCCTACCAACGCACATACATGGAGGGTAATCATGAACTAAGCCAGAGGGAGAATATAAATGCATCGTGGCAAACCATTAGTATTAGAGACAACAGAGACGGGGTGCATTGTCCCTACGTCACACAAACTCAACAAAGATGGATACTTCAGGTATCGCGACTTTGAATCAAACGAAAAAGGCAGAAAGAAATTGGTCATGTATCATCGCCTTGTATGGGAGAGAGCATATGGCACTATCCCTGAAGGTTGTGAGATAGACCACATTTGTCGTAATCGTGCCTGTTGTAACTTAGCACATCTCCAATGTCTTGAAGGACACGAACATACCGTCAAAGGAAATAAGCTGCGTTACAAAGAGCGTAAAGAAGATGCCTATGTATATTGGTTAAAGCACCAATGCACAGGTACAAAGCTCGCAAAAGAGTTTGGTGTGTCGTTCAGTATCGGATGTAGATGGATACGTGACTGGAAAGCGCAGAGACTATCCGAAAGGAGTAGGGATGAAGGTGAGAATCCTTCACACCCCGAAGCGCCTAGCATCTGCCCCTAACGCCAACGAGCAGATGATGATATAGTCCGACACTCCTAGTAATAGGAGAATACAGCAAAGGATGAAATACAGATTTCCTGTAAAGATGAGGCAACAGCACACATCATCATCGAAGAAGCCCAAGAAGCCATGCGCGACGCGCAGCACAAACTCGGCTTCAAGTGTCAACTGGACACAGAGGGCAAGACAGGACACAACTGGCAGGAATGTCATTGAAGAACAAAAGAAAGGCAATACAGGTGAACAAATGGACATGGTAAAGCAAGATCTCAAATGCCCCAGGTGCGGAAAACGCCTCCTCCGCAGCTACAGCTTCCGCATCAAAAGCATCACATGCAGCTGCGGCTGCCGGATGGACCTTATGCACAACGTAGAACGTGCACAGCCGAACAAACTCATCGAGAGCAATACAACAGGCACAGACAAATGAGTGTAAAAAGGAAACGCAAAAAGAGCCTCTTGGTACTTGTCGATGCAGACATGGTCGCCTTCCGCGCAGCCTCAAGTGCCGAACAGGAAATCAGATGGGGAGAGAGCGACCTATGGACACTGCACAGCTTCCTCCCTGATGCCGTCAGCAATATGCAGCACTCATGCTTTTATGCCTATAACCGCATCAACGACCTCCTCTTCCAGGAGCAGCTTCCCTATACCGTCCCCAACTGGACACGATGGATGTACTGTTTCAGCGACAGGACGGGAGGGAACTTCCGCAAACAGGTTCTTCTCACGTACAAAGCCAACCGTGCAGACAAGCGCAAACCCTTAGCCTATCATGCCTTGGTCGACCACATGTGCAAAGAGCTTCCGAGCCGATGGGAGCAGGAGCTTGAAGCCGATGATATCATAGGACTTTTAGCCTATAAAGCAAAACAGGATGTGCTCATCATCAGCGGCGACAAAGACCTCAGGCAGATCCCGAACGTATGGTATTACAACTTCCTCAAAGCTGAGATGAATTATGTCTCACAGCAGGAAGCCGACTTCCAGTTCTACAAACAAGCGCTCATGGGAGACCCGACCGACGGCTACCCCGGATGCCCCGGTGTCGGAGAGAAGAAAGCAGAAGAGCTGCTCATGAAGCATGGGATGGCATGGAAAACCCTTGTCGATGCATACGCAGCAAAAGGACTCTCGGAGGCAGATGCCTTAGTACAGGCAAGATGCGCCTACATCCTCCACAGCAAAGGAGATTACAACAAAAGCAGAACACTCGAAAGGAGAGTACGCTTATGGACACCTACAACAGCAACGGAATCCCATACATTAGCAGAGACATTATAGAGCATCTTGAGAAACGTTACAGCACAGGCGTCATGCTCAGCAGTGCCTCGTATAATCAGGGATACAAAAGTGACACACAGCCGTCTGAGCCCTACAAGCTCGGCTACATCAGCGGCATGAACCACATCATTACCTACCTCAAGACCCTGTGTATCGAGCAGGAAGAGGAAGCCTATGATGCACTGAAAGGAGGTGAGTAACTACATATGGGAGCAGCAGCAGGAATCGTTGCAGGAGCGCTCGGACTATGGGGCGCACACAAACAGGCAAGAGCAGCGAAAGACGCAGCAGCGGCAGAAGCAAGAGCCGTGCAGGAAGCGACAAAGGTCAAAGCCTATGACCTCGTAAAGGACACCCACAGCCAGGCAGCAGACAGCGCACAGCTCGGCAGTACCGACCGCAAAGACAGACGACGCGGGAAGAACGCCCTCACCATCAACAGAGGAGACAACACACTGAGCGGTGGAGGCAGCACAGGAATCACGAGCACAGGACTCAACATCTAAAGAGAAAGGAGACACAAAACCTATGCCAAGTATCGGAGGCAGAGCAGGACGCTCGACAGGACGGGGGTGGGGCTCAGGAAACGGACAGCGCAGTCACGGCGCCGGATGGATCAGCGGGTTCGACCGTGCCAAACAGAAAATACAAGAGTGGGAAGCAAAGCAGAAACAACAGCAACAGGCAGCTGCCGCACCTGCACCCCCACCACCAACACCCGCCCCAAT